CCCACCGATTCCCTCGCAATGAGGAGATATCGATGAAGGTCCGTCTTAGCGACACCCATACCATGGGTGATCACTGGGTCCCTCTCCTGTCACAGGAGAGGCTCAAGCGGGAGGTAAGTTATGCCTACCGCCGTTAACACTGTAAAAGCTGTGAAGTGGTCAACAGTCCCTTCCGTTCATCGCCTTCTTCAGGTGAAGACCGGATGGACTGGTGGAGATTTCTCCACCCCACTGACCTATTACCATTTCAATGGTGAAGGGTTCAACACAGCTCAACGCGACTCCAATGGGTCGTACGTTGCCGTAGAGCCGTCCCCGCCAAACTCTCACTTTCCTGACTATACCAGTTCGAAGTGGACCCCATTGAAAAATAGGGCCTACTCTCGGCTGGAGAATCGGGTTAATGGTGAGAAGGCGGCTTTAGGAGTTTTTGCCGCTGAGTGGCGTGAGTCACTCAACCTTGTCGCGCAACGCGGCATAGGTTTGTGGTCTGCGTATAGAGATTTCCGCCGTGGCCGTTTTCGGTCCGGTTTAAGGAAACTCTCTGTTTCCCCTAAGCGCAAGCACAGAGGGAAATTACGCAACAGTGCTGACGAGGCCGCGGGTTTGTGGCTCGAGTACTGGTTCGGCTGGAGTCCGATGGTTTCGGATATCCAAACTGCCGTATCAGAACTCGCTTCCCCACTCCCGCAAAACGCGTCGTACTATGGCAGTGCAAGTGACACTCTCATTGTGAGCGTGCCGCAAAGCAATGTCAATAGTTTCGGCTACTCAGGCCAAATTGACGTCCGTTTCTCAACGGGCGCTCAGTTTAGCCTCGATAACCCCAATACCTATCTGGCTAACCAGTTAGGTCTGCTGAATCCAGCAACTGTGGCTTGGGAGCTTATTCCATTCTCATTCCTCGCTGACTGGGCTTTCGATGTGTCAAGCTTCCTAGAGTCCTTCTCGGACTTTGCGGGGCTGACCGTGAGTAAATCCTGGAACAACATCCTCTGGCGGTCTACGGCTAGTACCAAATGGCCAAAAGCCTCACCAGAGATCAGGACGCGTTGTGACGTATTTCAGCGTAATCTGGGCCTTATACGTCCCCTGCCTAACACGGAGGTCCGCGCTAACGTTGGACCTTCGGTAACCCGTGCGGCATCGGCCATGTCGCTCCTTGTCAAGATCCTAAAGGTCTAGACTCAAACCAAGAGGAATACCACAATGCCTGCAATGGCAAACATCGTGATCACGGACGCAGCTTCTGCCTCCCAAACATTCACTGCTGCGGTGCCTAGCGCTGGGGACAAGTCTCCTGCGGTTTGGCGTAACATCTCCGCACACGCGAATGTCGGTTTTCGGCCGAAGTTCATGTGCATGACTCGCGACAACGCAAACCGCAACGGTCGCGTCATTGACGTTAGTTTGCAGTTCCCCATCGTGGAGACTGTCAACAGTGTCGATGTCGTAGCCGCTACGGTTCCACTTCGTTTGACTGGCACCCTGCCGACCAATGTGTCGGCGTCCGAGGTGGCTGACGCGTTTCACCAGTTTGGGGCCCTTGTGGCCTCCACTCTGATTCGCTCGGTCGCCTCTGAAGGCTACGCCCCGACTTAATAGGGCGTTTCCTGGGCCATCAATCACTCACAAGGAGTTACGATGAGTGCCATATCACGCGACTTACGCCGCGTCGCTGAACTTGCTCTTAGATCTCTGGATACTCCAGTTTCGTTGGGGGTTTACCTCCGATTGAAATATGGGGAATGGGATTCTCTGGCCTCCATGGCCACGAATCCACGCGACTACCTGGATACTCCCTCCGGCGTCGAAAGATACCGGCGGGACGTTCAGGCTACAGCTCTCCTTCGCAAGCTTGACTCTCTTCCCACCTCGTGGGATAAGGCCCGGCGTGCTAAGGATCTGTTTTATAGTTGCGAGAAACAGTGCTTCCAGACCAATGAGAGATTGAAACTCTTGGACTTCCCCTTAGGGAAGCTCGAGTTCGCCGCCTTAGACATTCTAGGGCAGTGTAAAAATCTCCTCTCTCGAGTCTGGGGCCGGGTTCCCGGAGCCCTTACAGGGCGCTTCGGACCTGGTACTGTATTCGAACTAAAGGGATCTGCGTTCCATACGCTCGGTGACAAACTTCATGTCACACCACATACAACAATGGCCGCGTACCCGGTGTTTTGCCATACATGGCACGGGAACGCCTTCGATAGGCGTAGGTCATTGCTAGGTCTTCCTTTCTGCGATTTCGTCCCTGGTAACCGTTTCACAACGGTGCCTAAGGATGGAAAAACAGACAGGGGCATATGTATCGAGCCCCTCGGCAACCTCTTCTGCCAACTCGGCATCGGAGGCCACCTGAAGGAACGTCTCGCAGCCGTCGGGATCTATGTTCAACGCGAAAGCCGCGAACAGAATCCATTGACTCAGCTGTTGACGCGCCGCCGCCCTAACGGGCAAACGATCCACCAAAATCTTGCCCGTGAGGGCTCGATTTCTGGGGATTGGGCGACGATTGACCTTAGTTCTGCATCAGACACCGTCTCTCTGGAACTTGTTAGGAGGGCTTGCCCCTCTGAGTGGGTCCAGTTGATGGAGTCAGTTCGTTCACCAAAAACACTGGTGGATGGATCCTGGCACCTGTTGAGCAAGTTTAGCTCAATGGGTAACGGTTTTACGTTCGAGCTTGAGACTTCATTGTTCATGGGTCTCATCGCTTCGGCGTGTGGTCTCTCACCGGGGACAGATCTTTTTGTCTATGGTGACGACATCATTATACCGACCAGGCATTACCGGACAGCTATTGCCGTCCTACGCTACTTCGGTTTTGTCCCTAATCCGGATAAGTCATTCGGAACGGGATTCTTCCGTGAGTCTTGCGGAGGTGACTTCTTCTGTGGCTCCGACGTTCGCCCTGTGTTTATCAGGTCGGATCCGTCTACACCACTGGATTGGGTTGCCTTGCATAACAGACTCAAGCGTAACCGTCTTGACGGTTCGGCCCTAAAGGTATGCATTTCCTGCATTCCCCAAGGACTACGGCACTTCGGTCCCGCACGGTTTGGTGATTCTGTCCTCCACGGGGATTTTCTACCCGTTGGAAGAAAGGAGCGCCCTTACACCCTTTGGTGTAGAGGAATCGTTCCAATCTTTAAGCGCATCCCCCTCGAAAGATGGGGAACTAGCGTTGAGGACATGTTGCCACTTATCGTGGCCGGATCAGATCCGAAAGGATTTGTTCCGGCGAGCTCGGTGGTGTTGGCGTTGAGCGTACCTTTCAGGCACACAGTCCGCAGATCGAGAGCATCGAAGTCAAACGACGTGGTGATGTTCGTCAGGCCAAACTTTACTATCTGAG